ATATTTATAAAATTTTATTTATATTTATTTTCATATTAACTTAACAGATTCTTTATTTATTACAATAATAGATGAATTGATTTTAATTGTCAACTTTTATCAAGATAATTTTTCTGTTGTCTGTTTGCTACAAGTTACTGTTTCTCCAGATTTATTGTAATACATATCCCCTTTTGCAGTAATTATTTTTAATATTGTGTTTTGAGGATATGTAGAAAAACTTTTAATTTTTTTATCTAACCAATCTTTAGTTAATTCTACATCCGAATTAGCAATTTGAATTTGAATATCAGACACAATACTTTTTTTCCCATTAGACATTATGATGGAAGGGGTTCGATAATTTGACTCTTCATCAAATGGATTTGTTTTACCTATACCAGACAACAAGAAAACTCCACCTTTTAATGTTACATTATTTCCAACTGAAATTATTGGATATTGGATATAAGTATCTTCTGTAATATCTAGTGCAGTACATTCATTATCTTTAGTAGTATCATATGCTTTTATAATATTACTTCTTCCACAAACTCCATCCACAACTAAATCTTGTATATTATTCCAAGTATCTTCTTCAAGATTACCCACATGCAATATAGATTCTAAACAATAATCTGCATCTAAATTAGATAAAAACACACTTCTACCGCTTCGCACATTTACTAAGTGCACTACATTATCCCCTCTAATATTAGAAGCTGATGTAATAGAACCTCCAATTTCAAGTCCCACAATTGTGTCTAAACAATATAAACCATCAATTTTTGTATCATTCAAAACTGACAATCCAGTATGACATTTTAGAATAGTTACATTATTAATTGCAAAATTTGAAATATTTGATTTAACACCAACATATAAATTACTAAAAGAGCAATTAGTCAATGTTCCTCCCTCAGTTACTTTTATTCCTGTTATTTTAGAATTAACAGTTTCAGTACATATACAATCGGGATTAGTATATGTATTTGTTCTATTAAAAAAATTTGTATAACTTTCACTATTCCCACAAATATTAATATTACTTATACTTATACGCTTACCCTTAATACAGCATCCACCATTGTCAATAGTCAAAAAATGTAACCATGTTAATCCATTATCTTTCATATCTTCAACTCTTCTATTGCTATATACTAAAGGGATTGGTTCACCTGATAACATTAATTCATATGTTTCTAAATTAATCTCTTTTTTAAAATAAAAATGACCAACAGGTAGCTTTAGAAGATTACCATTTGTAAAATTTATTTGTTCTAAAATTATAGAATTTAAATCTCCATAATCTTTTCCGGCCCTAATTCCATAGTATGGTAAAAACACTTCTCCATCTGGCTGAATTGGTTTAATATAATATTTTGAATTTTTGTATAATGAATTTGTTAATTTACTTTTAGAAATTTTATACATACATCCAAAACCATCATCTACAAAATAAAAACCTCTAGTTCTAAAGAATGAATTATTTGGTAGTTTTTCTAATACAGATTCATTTGGAAATGTGTCAAAAATAACTTCTTTATATAATAAAGTATCCAAAACATCTTTTACAGATTTACTTGTATTATAGTAAATTATAGGTTCTATTCCAGATGAACAATAGTTCACAAACGCAAATTTTGAATTAGTAGGAACGATTATTTCTTTGTTTCTATACTGAACAGAGCTTTCTCCAACTGGTGTTTCAATTTCTAAACCTAATAAATTAACAGAAGAATCATTAAGATTTACACCATCAGTAAATACAACATAATTAAAGGCTGTAGAACTGTAACTTCTATCAAAAGTATCAAGTGAAACATATATTTTTTCTACATTTTCTACATTAATAATAATGTAATTTGCAGAAGATATTTCTTTTTCTTTTACCCCCTGATAATAGTAAATTATCTTTCCAACTACTTTAGATATACTTTCAATCATTCTATGTTCTATAGGATTATCATATGCTATATTATTTGCTTTTAGGCTCTTAATTTCGGCAATTTGCGAACTTAATTCTTTCACACTCGCTTTAACTGAACTTAATACATCTGTAATATTTTCTAAATCTTGATGCTCCTCTGCCCATTTATCCATAGCCACTAATACATTTTCTCCATTGTTGGATGCAATAATAAGTTCTTCAAGAAGCTTCATTACTGTATTTTCTACACGTGGATTATTTATAACACTTTGGATTACTTTTAATGTTAATGGAAAAGTACTTATTTGTTTATCTGACTTTTTTATTGTTAGCTCAAAATTACATATTCCAGAAATAGAAGTACATTCAACATCTACATCATTTACTATTATTTTATTATTTTGAAGAGTTATATTTTCTGAAATCTTTTTAGGGAAATTATCAGGCTTAACCCAAAGTAATTCTATATTAGAACCTGCTAAAGAAACCTGTTCTCCATTATCTAATACTTCAATTTCTAAAGATATATTATCATTCTGCATAGCACTTTTTACTATTATCTCTCTATTTGAAAAATCAACTTTATATTTTACTTTTCTCATATATCTATTTATTCCTCCTATGCTATAACACTATAATTTACTGAAATATTATTTGTTTTAAAGTCTGAAGTATTATCATCTAAACAATTATAGCTACAACCAGCACGTATTCTAAATGTAGCATTTTTATAATCAACTTGAGTTGCAAAACAAACAATATTAGATAAAGCCCACGTTTTACCACCACCAGGTGATTTTACAGAAGATGGAGCCAAATTAATTATAAATGTTTTATTTTTAAATTCGTTTGGTAATGTTATATCAACATAAGAAGCTCCTGCTTCACCTTCTCCATTAAAATTAGGCATTTTAACTTCACCAGATACGCTCAAGTGATAAAATTCTCTTTTTGAGTTCCCAAATTTATTATAAAATCCACCTGATGGTGATATTAAAATTTCACTTCCATCTGGAAGGCTACTTTTAAACTCTCCTGTATCTAAATTCCAACTAGAATTAGAACCCTTTATTAAACCTTTTTTAAAACTTATTTCTCCAGTTGATAAATCAAAATAAACTCCTTCCCCTGCTAATATTCTTCCATATAGTACATTTGCAACTAATCCTTTAGATGTTAATGCACTTGAATAATCCCAATCCTTGTTATCTAATGTTCTCTTTTCTGCAACCATTATTCCTTTAGTTCCACCAAGTAAAGCTCCATATGTATCGCTTCCTTCTACTAAATCTTCAAATAGAAAAGCTCGTATGTCTTGCTTTTGAGCTATATTTTTTTGTGCCTTTATACTTGCATTAGTAGCATTTATAAATCCCTTTATTTCTGCAGCATTTAAACTCCCATCATCATTAATAACTTTATTTAAAATATTGTTTACTTTATTGGTAATATCATTTTGCTTATCAAAATAAGATAATTCAACATCTCCAAGCTCTATATTAATATATTTTTCTGTTATTACATTCCAGGTATAGCTTATACATCTTGTTGTTGTATCTATATCAAACTTTTCATTTGTTACTATCACTTCATCACCAAGATTAACTTCTTCAAGGCATGCATAATCTTTATATAAAGTTGTATCTGATAAATCCTCCATTCCAACATTGATATTTACACTTGGTGTATCAATTCCTTCTTCAAAAAGTTTATTGCATCTTTTTATTAATTCTTCCCTAGCTTCTTCAATTGTTTCAAATCCTTCTTCATCAGAAGAATTTTCTTTTACTTTCACATCATCAAATTTAACAGTAAATTCTCTTACTTCTGCAAATTTGCCTATATTTTTACTATCTACCCAAGGAGTTTTTCCAGTTAAACTAATACCATCATATCCTTCTGGTATTAATCTAGTTGGGAGTTCTTCAATATTAGTTTTTATATTTAAACCTTTCTGATTTTTACCATAAGATATTTTTACTCCATAGTTTCCGCCTATTTTAGAATTCATATATATACTTTTATTATCTACATATAATTCTCCTCCCCAACGATTCACAAATGAATTTTCATCATCACTTAATAAAGCTTCTATAATTCCTTTTTTCTCCCATCTTGCAGATTCTATTTTTTGTATATCACTATATCCTTTAAAATCTGTATTCTTAAGAAGCTTTGTAATTGCAGTTTGCCCATTACAATTACTTGGATAAACTATCAAGATGTTTTCATTTGAGTAATCTTTTGCTTTGATTGTTATTAAATCAGATATTATATGCCTTGCATAAGCAGTTATCTTGTTTTCATCACTATCTTTATCTGTTTCATATATTCTAAATAATTGTCCCTTTTTTCTATCCCATGGAGTGAAACACTTAATTACATTATCTTCTTCTAAATATTTATATCTTCCTAAATCATCTTTTTCATGTTCTACTATTAATTCTATTGATGCATTATTAAGGGAATTTGACAACTCAGCTTTAATTGGTTTTAAGGTCATATCCCCATTATAATCAAAATTCTTATTCATACTGTCATAAACTTCTATCATAATTATAAACACCTCCAATTAGGAATTACCTTAATATCAAAACCATCTGTAAATGTAAAATTATTATCTCCTTTTTTAAGAACTAAATCTTTATACTTACCAGTCATTGATGAATTTTTCATAGTTCCATCATTTCTATAACAAAGCTGCAGCTCTGTATTTATAATTAAATTTCCTCCAATATTAAATATGGCTTTCTTTCCATTTAAGTTTATTGTTAAAATTCCTTCTCCTCTAATAATATAAGTTGGATAACTCACCTCATAATTATTAAATAAATATCCTGGTTTCCACTTTTCTTCAAGTCCTATATCTAAGTACATAAATGGATCACAGGTAAAGGTTAATGTAAATTTGCCTATTCTTCTAAGCACTCTTTCAACATCACTTAAAACAACCTTATTTACTTTATAAAAATAACTCAAGTCATCACCTAACTTGAGCTTTTTATTTTCAATATTATTAATCCATTTTTTAACCTCTCTTATTTTCATGTTCCATTCTTCAGGTGATACTACACAAAAATTAAAGTCTATTGATATTTCTATTTCTTCATATGTACCCTTATCTCTATATAACTTTCCATCTCTTCCATCTATCTCAACTTCTTCATATCTTCGTTTTGGAGAAGGTATATTAGGTCTTTTAACTATATATAAATTTAATTCATCACTATTTTTATTATTAAAACTTAAAAAATATTTAGACATAAGCTATACCTCCTTTACCCTTATTTCTACTATTTTGTTGTCTGGTTATATTTTTTATAACTTTTTTTGTTGTTTCTGTTGCAATAATATTTCCATCAAGATAATTATTATTTGTTGTATATAAAATAATATTCGCTGAACTTCCTGATTCTTCTTTTACTATACTTCTAATATTTCTATACATCCCATCTAATGGTATTATAGCCTCAGCATTTGAGCCTTGTCCTTTATAACTATCTCCTACACCTATTCCTCCTAATATTGTTGGTGTATCTATAATTCCACCCTTCCAATACCAATCTATAGCGAATTTAGGTACTGATGGAGGAGACAAGCTAAACTCTCCTTGCATACTAAAATGTGGTAATTTTAACTTTGGTAAATGCCATTCAAAATTAAAAAAACTTTTTATTTTATCTATTTGTTCTCCAACCCAATTTTTAGCTTCTGTTATAGGATTCATAATTGCTCCTTTTATATTATTCCATATATTAGATACAGTATTTTTTAAATCATTAAATTTTTCAGTAATACCACTCCAAATTTCTGTGACTTTTAAGACTACAGCGTCTTTAGCTTCTGTTATATAGTTTACTAAAATGCTTTTTATATCATTCCATATATTTAATATATAAAGTCTAATTTCATTAAATTGGCTCGTTATTCCTATCCAAATTTCTAAAACTTTATTTACTATTGAATCCTTTATTTCTGTAAAAATAATTATAATCTCATTCTTTATATCATTCCATAAATTCAATATATAAAGCCTAATCTCATTAAATTTGTTTGTTATTTCAGTCCAAATTTCTACAACTTTGTTCACTATTGAATCTTTTATTTCTGTTACAATAGTTATAACTTCAAGTTTTATGTTATTCCATATATCTAAAATAAATGTTTTAATTTCATTAAATTTATTTGTTATCTCCAACCAAATTTCTAAGACTTTATTTACTACTGAATCCTTTATTTCTAGCAATGGATTAATTATATTTTCTTTTATAGTGTTCCAGATAATTTTAACTTCTTCTTTAAGTGCATTCCATTTTAATGTAATATAATTATAAATTTTAGTTCCAACCATATTAACAACATCTGCCATAGCATTCCATACTGCAATAAATGGTGTTAGTATTAAACCTATTACTATTAGAAAAGCTTTTCCCATAGCTATAAAATAATTCTTTATTTTTTCCACAACAACTTCTACTATACCCACAAGCCCATTCCATATTACTTCTGCTCCTGTGCATAAATCATTCCACCAAGTCTTTACATTTTCAATTGTAGATTTTATTATTTCAATAAAACTATTCCATATAGTTTCAGCTCCTAAACATAAATTGTTCCACCATTCTTTTATACTCTCAATTGCTGATTTAATTTGATTTATAAATACATTCCATATTACTTCTGCTCCTAAACAAAGATTATTCCACCATTCCTTTATCCAATCAATGGCTGACTTTATTCCATTTATAAAGCCATTCCATATTACTTCAGCATCCAAGCAAAAATTGCTCCACCATTCTTTTATATTACTTATTATATTATTTACAAAATTTCTAAAGCCCTCACATTTTTTATATAAAATAACTATAGTTGCAATTAAAGCTGTAATTCCTATTACTGCAATTACTATTGGATTTGCTGCTAAAAAAGTAGTTATTCCTGTCACTATTGTTTTTAATTTTCTAAAAATCTTTATTACAGATGTTACTCCTGTTGCAATCTTTCCAATTACTATTAATAATGGTCCAATTGCTGCTACTATTCCAGCAATAACAACAATAGTTCTTTGAGCTGCTGGAGATAGATTATTTAACCAATCTACAAATTTTTGTATTTTTTCAATAATATCTGCAATAATGGGCTTTAAAATATCATATATTTTTAACCCTATTTCCTCTAAAGCTGACTTTAAGGCAATTAAGGAACCTTTATTATTATCTTGCATTATTTTTGCTGTAGTTGTTAATGCTCCATCACAATCAGTTATAGAATCTTTTAAACTTCCATACTCTTCATTTAAACCTGACAATAATTTTTGTAAAGTTGTAAGTTGAGTTTTTCCTCCAATTGCACTTTCAAAATTTGTTTTTTGTTCCTGAGTACATTTAGATAATGCATCACTTAAAAGTCTTAGAGTTGCTTCTATTCCTATGAAGTTACCATTTGCATCCCATGCACTAACACCAAGTTCCTCCATTGCTCCTTTTGCTGAACTACTACCACCAGTAAGATTTACTAAAATTGAATTTAAACTATTTCCAGCTTCACTACCTTTTAAAGATCTATTAGCAAGTACTCCTAACCAAGTAGCTCCTTCCTCTAAACTTACATTCAAATTTTTAAAAGTTCCACCAACAACATTATATGCTTCAAGCATTCCTTGCATTGATGTATTTGCTGAATTTTGAGTTTTGGTCACAACATCAAGATAATGGTTTAAATCGCTTACTTGTATTCCAAGGCTACTCATACTATCTGTAATTAAATCACTACATGTTGCCAAATCCATACTTCCTGCTTCTGAAGCTCTTAAAATTGGTTCAAGGCCTTCTAACATTTGTTTAGTATCCCATCCTGCAAGAGCCATATATCCAAGTGCATTTGCAGATTCAGTTGCACTTTTTGAAGTTTGTGCTCCCATTTCTCTTGCTTTTTCTTCAAGACTTTTTAAGTCCTCTCCTGTTGCTCCAGATATTGCTTGCACATTACTCATTGCAGCTTCAAATTCCATTCCTATATTAGTTGAAGCTATACCTATTCCAGCTATTGCAGTTGTAAAAACCTTACTCATTGTCTTACCAACACTAGTAAGTTTTTCACCTAACTTATTTAACTTTGATGTAAATTCATCAACTTTACTATTCTTTAATTGTTTATTTAATTCTTCTAAAGCTTTTTCATTTTCTAATACTGACTTTTCTGTATTGTTTAATTTAGTGGTCATATCAGTAATATCATTTTCAGCATTTTTTATTGAAGTACTTGTAGTTTCATACTTAAGCTTTAGTTTATCTAGTTCTTCTTTTAATGCTTTACTTGCTTCAGAATTTTTTCCTGTTTGTAATACACTTTCTTTATACTTTTGATTAGTAATTTCAATTTTTGATGAAAGCTCTTGTTGTTTTGCTTTATTAACAGTTATTGAAGAATTTAAATTATTAATTCTTTCTTTATATAATGTTATTTGTTGATTTTGCAGTCTTATTTTTTCAGTAAGACCACTTTGCTTTGCCTTAAGCTCATCTGTTTTTGAACCAAAATTTTTAGCTTTTTGTCCAGCTAATTCACAATTGCTGGCCACTAATTTTAATTGGTTACTAACTTCCTTCATCTGTTTCTGAAATTCAGATGAATTTATGCCTATTTTTAAATTAGCAGCCATAGTTATCCTCCTTTTTTATATAATTTCATTAATGTATACTTCCTCTTCTTCATTAGGTTTTATATGATCTGCATATATTTCAGATAAGTAATATAGTCTTCTTGGAGTACAATTCCAAAATTCATTTTCTTTTAATCCTATTTTTTCAACTGCAGCATAATATAATTCTCCCCAATTTAATCCTTCAGCTCCCCCACAGTAAAGGCAACCTCAGTAATTTCTTTATTTTCTTTAGGAGGATTGCTTAATTCTATAATCTTATTTATTTGTTCCATTAAGCTAGTCATTCCTTCTTCATCAGACATTATAGGTGTAAGCATTTCTCCAACTTCTTTTAATGTATATCCTGAATAATGTGCTGAAATCATTGAATATACTAAAGCTCTTATTGCTTTTAATCTTCCTTTTCCTTCACTTATTGCTTCAAAAATTTTATTTATATCTCCATATATATCTTCTAATTCACACATTGCATTAAAATTAAGTGAAACATTAAAAGTTTTTCCTCCTATTGTTAATGGTGCTAATATATTTTTTAAATCTTTACCTTTCATTTAAACTCTCCTTCTTAAATAAGTTTTGAAGTAACCTTATCTCTAACTTTTGCAAACCAATTATTTTTAACTTCTTCACTAACTCCTTCATCACATGTATCAACGTCAGCCTTGTAAGTGTTATAATTTTTTCTATTATATGCTGAAAACTTTATTTCTATAGTTTGAGGTTTTGGTTTTCCTTCCTGTGTTTCTGCTTTTTCAGATGGCATCTCAAATAGGACATCATAAAGCCAAACCTTTTTTAAATTTCCTAATGAATCTATTGGAGCTTCAAAGCCTATAGCCTTATGCTTCTCTTCTGGAATAGCTGGAGGATAATATACTCCTTCACTATCTATTTCTCCACCAAAAAATTCTTTTTTGCTTGCATTTGTTAAATAATTTACTGTAACTGTACCTGTTACTTTAGAAGCTCCATACATAGTTTCTTCAGTCTCATCATCAGAATAGACCTCTTCACTTTCAGTTGATACATCCATACTTATTCCTACTAATTTTTCGCTTCTCTTAGGTTCAGTTGCTACATAATTTGTTTCTGTATTCTCAGTAACATCTGCAACATGAAAGTTTCTTGCTCCTCTTATTCTTCTTTTTACCATTTATACTTCCTCCTGATAATTAAATCTCATTGCTAAGTGATATAATCCTATTTCACTTTCAAAGTCATTATTTGAATCAGTCCAATTAAATCCTGATTTTAATAACAAATTTTTAACCTCTTCTTTAGTTGTTTCTGTTTCTTCTTTATCTGTTCCCCATACATCAACCTGTATAGAATTTTCAATGCTCTCAAATTCATCATCTGAAAATTCTATTGGAGACTCTGCATATTTAAAAAAGGTAACATGAGTTTCTTTTATATCTTCTCTATACCAACCTTCATAAACATTAGGAATATTTTCTAATATCTTATAAATATCTTCACTCATATTACCCCTCCAATGTATCTTTTAATACTTTTTCATATTCTTCTTTTGCTATTTCTTCATATTTTGGTTTTAATTGAACTTTAGTTTTTCCAAACATGCCTATAGGTGGTTTTTTTGAAGTACCCCACTCAAGATACTTTGCATAAAACCAATTACTCTTACTTATAGTTTTACTTTCCCAACCAACTATTGCATAATAACTTCCTTTTCTTTTTACAACTTTATTAGGAATATTTTCTGACAAATGCCCATCTGGTCTATATCCTTTTTTTCCACTTTTTTTATTATCCTTTGATTTAGGTGTATTTCTTTTTACTACTGGTGCACTTATCTCTCCACATTTTCTAAGAATTTTTTTATCTATCTTTTCCATTTCAACTTGATTATAACTATTTTCAACTTTTTTTATTATTTCATCTAATCCTTCAAACTTAATATCCATTACTTCACCTGATTACACTTTATTTTTATAAAATCTTTTTTATTTCCTAAATAGTCTACATTATAAATTGAATATGTTTCATCATTCCAAATTACTTTATATTCTTCTTTTTTATTTCTTAAAGCTTCTAGCTTTTTTGAATATCTTATTTGAAATATTATTGTATTTTTAAACTTTATGTTAATTGCTTGATATAATTCATTTCCTATTAAATCTAATGCTCTTGCCCTACAGCTATGAAATTCTAAATCAGTCTTAATAGGTTTTCCATCAATTCTTTTTTCCTCAACTTTTAATATTTTTATTCTTTCATTCAATATTACTGATAATTTATTCTTTATTTCATTGCTCATTTGTGGCATTTTTTATCACCGCACTCATTTGTAATCTTAATAATTGTCTTTTAAAGTTTTCCTCAAAATATTCAAGAGCATTATTATAAGAATATCTACAATAATCCATTAAAAGAGCCCTATTGCTAGAGCCCTCTCCAAAATCTAAAGTAATACCAGCAATATCATCTTGAAGATAATTGATACCTTCTCTAATTATCCTATTTAATCTTGGAATATCTTCATCAATTGTCTGTAAGTTCTCTTGTAATTCATCTAGCAATGATGAATCAATAGTAATATTGCCCATAATTATCACCTAAAATTATTCTTTTGTTGCTACTGCATTAGCTGCAGTATTTGTATCTAATTTTGATATATCAAATACTAAGAATGAATCATTGTCTTTTGGTAATCCATTTGCATACTGTTTAGCAATATATACTCTTTCATCTTCAACAAACTTATATTCATCTGAATATTCTATTTTACCTGTAGAGCCAACACCTAAGAAATAATCTTTTGCCATACCAGCTATTAACTTTCCTTCTGGCACTGCTACTGATTGAACAACTTCTCCTGGTATAGGAAGCACTCCATATAAATAAACTCCATTAGCAGTTAATATTGTAGTTGCAGGGAATATCTTGCTCCAATAATCTATAGGATTAACTATCATAAGAACACTTGGGACTGCTCTTTTTCCGTTTTTAGTTAAAGGAGCCATAACTTTTGTTCCTAATGTTACTGGTCTTAAATCTTCTAAAACAGTTGCTGCTTTGTCAGGATATACCCCTTCAACTACTGAACCTTTTAAATTTTTAATCATACCTATTGGTTGGTCTTTTCCCGTACCTGCTACTATTGCTAATTCCAATCCAATAGAAATTGCTTCTGATAGAACTGTTCTAACATATCTATCTAACCATTCAGCTCCTAAATCTAACATTGCTTTTGCTACTGGCATATAAGCAGATAATTTATACATTCCTGTTTGAATCTTATCAAAGCTATGCTCTAATTCCTTCTTTATTGAATCAGTAAGTTTTCCCCACCAAGCACCTTCACATTCTGTTGTTCTTATGATCCATTCTGTTGTGGCAGTAGTATTTACAAAATTAATCTTTGAAAGTAAAGGATGATTTTGAAGCAAATCTTCAAATACTCTTTCAAATACAGTTCTTGGCAAAGTTACTGTTAAATCTGTAAATCCTCTTTTCTCTATTACTTCATTGTAATATTTTCTTTCCTCTGAAGTTAATTGTGCTACTCCTCTTCTATCTAAAATAGCAATATCATTTAATTCAGTATTTACCATACTTCTTGCTTCATTTATTAAATTTTCTTGAATTCCTTCTGCCATTCTCACTAAAGCTTCTGTTACTTTTTCATTATTATTTTCTTTTAATGCACTTACTAAAGTAGCTCTTATTTCATTATTTTCATTTCCTAAATCTAAATTTTTAATTCCCATTACTTTTCCTCCTTGTTATTAAAAGCACTAAAAAAAGCCGATATAAAATCCACATTTCTTTTAAAATTAATATTTTCTTTTGGTTCTTCAGGTCTTATATCTCGTAATGATAAATCACTTCTTGCAGCTATTTCTGTATCTGCATAAGCTGGAATAGGTGTTGCTGTTACTTCAAATAAATCTACTTCTGTTATTTCTCTATAAAAGGTCCAGTCATCATCCCATCTAGTTTTTTGATCAACAATATTAAATCCAAAGCTACACCCTTGAATAAGTCCTGTTTTAACATTTTCTAGTAAATCATTACCTTCACTAGTATTTGGAACTGTTAATTCAAATCTTAATCCTTTAGAATCTTCATCAAGAATTAAATTAGAATTAGTTCTTCCAACAACTTTATTCCAGTCATGATTAATAAGCATAAATTTATCTCTTGTATTATCTTTTAAAGTTTTCTTAAATGCTCCTGGTGAAATTTTTTCATAAAATACCTCACCCCATCTGTCTTTTAATTTAGTATATTCTTCATTAAAAACAGCTGCATAACCTTCAATTTTTCTTTCTTCAATATTACTATTTCTAATTTCCAAGTTTACTGTTCTTTGTTCCATTTTTTTCACCTCCATTTTTTATATCAACAACAGACTGATAGTTTTTTGTAACATAATGTTCTTTAGACCAATTTTCATTAATTGGTTCTTTTCCTATAAGTTCTAAATTATCATCTATTGAATTTACACCTATTCTAAATAATAAATCTGCTGATTTTGACATTTTCTCTAAATCAACATTTCTAATTTTTTGAGTATTAACCTTTACATATGTTCTTTTTAAGAAATTTTCTTTTCCATACATCTTTCTATTAATCTCACTTGAAATAAGTTTTGCAATAGGATTAACACAAAACATAAGAAAATTATCTGTTTGCTCTGATACCCCTGCAACATTTCCTTTTATTATTCCAGATGGAATATGAAAAGCTGCTGCTACAAAATCTATAACATCATCAACTACAGCTCTTACATCTCTACTATCTTTAATATTTGATTGTACTTTACTTTCTTCATAATCTAATCCCTCTTCAAGAGGTAATACTGCATTATCTGAATTAAAATACTTCTTAAACTTATTTTCCATTAAATCATCTATTATTTCTTGTGATTTATCTGTTTGTGGAAATGTTGTTCCTATCTTTAGTATTCCTTTTCTTCCATTAGATCTTTTATATGAAGATATTGCACTCCCTAATAATTGGCTATAATCTTTATACAAACCATCAATTATTCCTTTTATATTTTCATCATTTAATTTTAGATAAAACACCTCAGATTCTTTATATGATTTAGATAAAGATAATCCTCTTATACTTATATTGCTATAAACATCTTCATAAAAAGCATATGGAGTATGTGTAAATCCATCTGATATAAACAATTGATTATTTTCTTGCACTATTAAACATTCATTTTCATAAATTAATTTAGAAAGTACCTCAATCCAAAATTCAGTTGAGTTTTGATTTAGATTAGGTTCAACATTTAATAAATAATAATTATCTTTTCTTGTTTCTTTGCCATTTTCAAAAGTTTGAAACTCTGAAAGGACTAATGCATTTGCAATTATTGAGATACAACTTTGAATAGCATATTCTTTATAATAAATTTTTGCTTCAAGTGTTTCTCCACATACACTTCCACCCTCTATTTTTCTTTTAAATAAGTTTCCAATAAATCCTCTTATCCCAATATTTTCACCCCCTTTCTAATATGAATGACAATCATAAATTCTTAATGGTCTATAGACCTTTAATTTTTCATCACCATTAAGAGAATGAAGGAAAGCAAAAAAGCCATCAGTTTTTCTTAACTTAGGCTCTATCTTTTTAAATGATTTATTTTCTTTTTTATCTGTCTCTACATATACATTATTTGTGTACCATCTCATCATCATATCATCACCAAATATTAAATCTTCATCATCAAATAGTTTTTCAACTAATGGATATAATTTATTATGTGTAATATAACCACTTCTTACTGAGCTTAATGGAAGTCCAACTTTTGAAAATTCATCTTGTAATATTATTTTTCTATAATCATCACATTTTATATCTATTATGTTATACAATTTAGTTTTTTCTAAAAACCAATTTACCACATAAGCTGGATCTATTGAATCTTCTTTAACAATTGTACATAACCCCTTTTTAATAGCAGTTTCTATATCAAACTTTATTTTTCTTCCTTTTATTTCTAATGACTTATAACATACAAAACTATGTTGAAAAAATACTCTTTTTAATCTACCATCTATATTTACTTTAAATAAAAGACCACAAGATACAAAATCTCTTACACTAGCATAATCAACTCCTCCAATACACGAAAGGCCTTTAATTTCTGGAAGTGGCTTATTAGTGGCTTTAATTTTTTCCCATGAAGCTACAGCAGTATAAGTATCTTGTTGAGGGCAATTCATTCTTTTAGTCATAAATTCTATTCTAAGTTGTTCATTACTTTGCATATCCTCATATTCTTGTTCCATTTGGATTTGTAATTCTTTAAAAAATCTCAATGAAGGATTTGCTTTTTCCCATAACTTCTTATCATCTACTTCTTTTGGAAAATCTAAATGATACAATAAAGGGAACATTTTACTTGTTTTATTTTCCCCATTTAATATATCCTGGCTTAACTCTAAATAATCATCTAAAACACCACCTCTTACATTTCCATTAGTAGAAATCATAAAGGTTCTACAGTTTTTCTTTTTACCTAAAGCAGATCTAAAGACTTTTATATTTGAATAATCTTCATATTCATGTATTTCATCAAATATTACACAAGCACTCCTTAATCCATCTTTGGTCCTAGCATTAGAAGTATTAAATTTAAGATAAGATCTATTTCTTTTATATACTATTTTTTCCTTTGTATGATAAAAAGCCTTTTGAAGTCTTTTATTATCTTCAATAACATTGTAAACATCATCAAAAGAAACTTTAGCCTGACTTTCTGAATTAGCAACAATATCCACATTATATTCTTTAATTCCATGAAAATTTGTTGTTAAGTACCAAGAAATAGCACTTATCAATCCATTCTTTCCTGCTCCACGACCACATAATATAAAAAAAGTATCCCATACTAATGTTTCATCATCATAATAACAATGTATAAGTGCTATTATAAACTTTTCCCATGGAAGAAGTTTAAATGGAAAATACTCTTCTATTTTTTGAATGGCCTTCTCTATCATATCTGACTTTATAATAACATTAGGCTGAGATAATTTTTCTTTTACAAGATTAATAGCTTTTTTAACATCATTATTAGTTATTACCCTTCCAGATTCAACAATATCAATATATTCATCAATATATTTATTAAATGTCATCATAATCATCACTAGCCTTAGGGCTTGGCTTTAATCCTAATTCACTTAATATCTTAAGCATTTGAGCATTAGTTTTATTAAGTTCTGATATACTATCATTTTTTTTAACTCCATGCTGCTTTCCATTAGTCCATTTAACAGCCACCCCTCTTTCTTTAATATCCTTTATGAGATTATTTTTTATGTTCCATAGTTCCATATAATCATTTACTAAATCTTCATAATGCTTTCCATATGTTTCATTTGCAATTAATTGATTTAATAAATCTGTTTTTATTTCTGAAAAAAGACCAATTTCCAATTCATGCATACTCTCTTTATTGCACACATCTTTTTGTGTCTTTTCACGGTGCCATTGGTATCTTCTCTTCCATGATTTTACTGTATTTATTGATACAGAATACTTACTTGCTATATCCTTATACTTCATTCCAGAAATATAGTCTTTATAAGCTTTTTCGCTTTGTGTTAAGTTTTCTTTTTCATTCAATATCACCACCTCACTTTTACATATGCACCACAAAATTATGGTGCAAATCTAACCCCCAATCACAAAAAAAGGTCAAAATTCCTCTTTTGGTTTCCCTCACCTCGACTGACAGCCATTAATATAAAGGCGATTTTTTTAGATGGGGGGCTTACAAATGGCTTATCACCAGCGTTCTTCTATATCTATCTTATTTTCTTTATTGATATTATTAAGCTTTTCTGGATGTACTATGTTATGACAGGTATTGCACAAGCTTATTAAGTTATTAATATCTAATGCAAGCTCTGGTCTTTTCTTAATTTCCAGTTTATGATGTACACATTCAGCTTTAACTACAAGACCAAGCTTCTTACATCTTTGACATTCAAAGTTATCTCTTTTCAAAGCTAACTTTCTGAATTTTCTCCACTTCCTTCCTGCATAAAACTTTTTTAATTCTTCCTCTGTTGGAATAGTCTTAAAATAAATTTCCACCATAAATATTTATCAAACCCTTTATTCATCAGCTTTAAAGCTAGTTTTCTAAATTGTTTCTTATTTTACATATCGTAATAGTCTGTTAAATATAAACTAAAAATTCTCTACTTCTATATATACGATTTTTTTCCACCTCTAATTTAAACTACCTTCAATATGTAAAATATATAATAAAAAAAATATATTATCGTCTCTTTTTAAACGATAATCCACTTACAATTTTGTCTTTACTATCTTGTGTTACTCCAATATATCTTTTAGTAATACTTATATCAGATTGATTAAGAAGCTCTTGTATAGCAACAGCATCTTTTGTGTCTTCATATAACCAATAACCAAAAGTCTTTCTTAATGTATGACATCCAATCTTATCTTTATATTCAAACTTATTAGCTGCGTCATTAAGTATCTGCCATACTCTTTGTCTTGTTATTGGCTTATTCTTTCCTCTAGATCTTCTAAAAAGATATTCATAATCCTTTTTATCTTTACAGTATTCTTTAAATATTTCTTTTAATTCATCATTTATTAATACTTTAGCTTCTTTATTTGTTTTCTTTTCTCTTATATAAATATGGTCTTTATCTTTAACATCTCTAACTTTAAGTGGTAGTATATCACTAATTCTTCTCCCAATATAAATACCTGTCATAAATAAAACATAATCTCTTTCCCTATTATCTTTTAAATAATCTGCAATATCTTGAATTAAATCAAAATCTCTAATTGGCTCAACTGTATTCATTCATTTCTCACCTGCCTTAAAGCCCCATTCATTCTTTTGTAAGAATTATGATTCATACATTCTTTTATACTATCAGTTTTTAATATTTCTATTGGGTCTCTAGCACCACAATGAGAACATGATATATAGTTTCCATATCTTTTAGTGTCATCCATCTCACTAGTAATAAGAATAATTTCTTTACCACAACGCCTACATTTCAAATTTGTATAAAACTTTTCCATATCCCCACATCCTTTTAAACAAAATAAAAAAGAACTGCCAATTAGCAATTCTTAGTTAAATCTTTTTCTTTTGACAATCTTGTTGGAGTATCCCAAGTGGTTACTGGAGCTACTGCTCTATCTATCACTATATCACCATTCTTTCTCATTTTATAAATTGATTTATTACTTTCAATGAAAGGCTTATCAGATATTCCCTTTTTAGCTTCATATGAAATAGCTTTTAATGCTTCTTTTCTTACTGCTTTAGCATAAAAATGTTTTTCTCTAAGAAGTTTAAAATTTCTATTTATACACTTTCTTACTGCATCTTCTTTAGCATTAACTATCTTTGAAATTTCCTTTGTAGTATAACCTGATAAATATAATTCTTTTACTTTTTCTTTATCCAAATATATCACCTACTAAAAAAAGAATATAGTTCACCCCAACCCAAGAAAAGTGACATTCCTTAATTTCATTTATTAATTTATATAAATTGTATCTTTTTCTTAAGAAAAAGTACATAAAATTTTTTCATTATTTTATCGAATTTTTATCAAATTTTTCTCACTTTTTTATCATTATTTTTTCACTTTTATAAATAACCTAACCCCATTATGAACTTTTCTAAAGCTTTTCTTTTTTTTCTGTAAAAGATATTATTATCTATATTTAATTCTTTTAGGAGCTTTTCTTTATCAAATTCTTCTGAAAAATAAAATTCTTTTATTATTACTTGGCTCTGCTTATCCAGTTTATCTAATATAATTTCAATTACTTTTATTATTGTCTTAATATCCTCATCACAATTCTGCTCTAAAGATATTAAGTAATATGGATATGCTCTTAACTTTTCTTCTACAACTTTTTTAAATTTTTTATATATTTGTTTATTCATATGTTCCTCCTTCAAAAAAGAGATGTTTCTTTCAACACCTCTTTTTATTTATTCTTTAAATCCAAGTAAATTCTTGAATATTTACTTCCTCTATCCTTATATTCTTTGCTTTTGGATATAATATCAAATTCTTCTTCTATTTTCTTAAGAGCTATATCTATTTCTTTTCTTCCTTCATAATCATCAATAAAATATAATCTTAATTTCAACATCTGTTTAAATCACCTCTATTTTCATTTCTAAAATCTCCTTATAAAAACCAAAGCTTTTCACCTGGTCCAACTTCAAATTGCTCTAATTCAGAAATATAATTTTCCCAACAATTATCACAATTACTTTTCAAACAAAATTCCATATTTAAATCTACACCAAGGTCTTTTGGACAAAAATATTGTTTTCCTGTAGCTCTATCTATTGCCACTTTACCATCAAATTTAAAAATCTTTAAGAATTCTTGTTGAGTAGTTATTTTGTTATATCTCTGTGCTGTAGCTTCTGCCTTTATCATTTTAAACACCACACTCCAATCTGTTTTCAATAGAGGAAGCTAATGCTTCCTCTGAAAAAATTACAAATCAAGCTGAGTTTTTTAAATTTCTATTTTATCTAACACTTTCTTTAATTCTTCTTTAGAGCCATTAAAAAGTGTTTCCAAGAATAGTTCTGTTGCATACAATGTATAATCTTCTTTTTCAACTTTTACATTGTAGTAAAATATATTAAATTTCTTTTCTCTTTCTAAAATTCCTTTTTCAACTAATCTTGTAAGTAAAGTTAATGTTGTTGTTCTTTTCCATCCTCTTATTTCTTCTGCTTTTTGTGCTATTACTCTTGATGATGCTCTTCCTCTGTACTCCCATATTATATTCATTATTGTTAATTCTGATTTTGGTAACTCTCTAATATTCATCTTTGTTCCTCCAAATTTATCTATATTCAAATAATTTTTTTAATACTTCAAGTTCTAACTTACAATCAGTTATTGCTGAATGTCTTGTTTCTGGAATTGGTATTTCAAGAGTATTAAGTATTGTATCAAGGTCTTGTTTCTCAAGCTTTATTTTTCCTTCTAGGTTTCTTATCATTGCAAGCTGCATGATATCTAAAACTCTATAACTTACAAGTTCTCTAAAATCTTTTATCTTCCATTCTTTTAAAAACATTTCCTCAATGAACTTTATATCAAAGTTAATATTTTGGCCAACTACAATAAACTTATCTTCAGATTTATTTTTTCTAAAAAAATCTAATATATTAATTGCTGCATTTTTAGTATCAATTGCTTGTTCATCATGTTCTAATAAATCTATTTTGTTTGCTTTCATTGCTCCTGGTGTTACTAAATATTCTTTATGTTTAATCTTAATTTCTAATGAATCAATTATTTTTCCATTCTCTAATATCAGCATTCCCACTTCAAGAATTTGATGCTTCTTTTCATCAAATCCTGTTGTCTCAAGGTCCAGTAATAAAAATCTTCTATCTTTAAATTCCATTTTCTTTTTCCTCCATCTCTTTTATCTCTTTTTCTGCTCTTTGCCTAATCAAACTATGATAAGCAAAATTATAATTTTTATATTTTGTTGCCATTTGCATACAACTAGCATAATCTAATAGCTCTTTATCTAGCCTTAACAATTCTTTAATATCTTTATTCTTCATCATCCCATCCTAACAACTTTCTTTCCAATTCTTCATAGTCATAGGAACGTGCTTCAAAATTATTAAAGCTTTTGGTGTTATCTTTACTAACAAATCCTTTTTTCTTTTTTTCAAGTGGGAATATTCCTTTCCAGCCATTCATTATGCTATTATTTAAAATTTGAATTTTGTCTGTGTCATTTTCAGCTATAGTATTAAGCCTATTTAATATTTTCTTTAATGCCAAAGTGGTCATTGCTGCTTTAATGGCTTTTCTAGATTTTATAAATTCATAAAGAGTTTCTCTTAATGATTCATTTTCTGTATAACTCTCTATTGCCACATCAAACTCAGTTTTCTTTTTTTCTTTTTTAATATTATCTTTAGTAGATCTATCTTTAGTAGAAAGATTATTTTGTTTAAACTTTTCGGTTTGAGGGGTTAAACTTTTTGGTTTAAGGGGTTGAACTTTTGAGTTTGAGGGGTTAAACTTTTCAGTTTGAGGGTTTTGGGTAGTTTCCTCCTGTGAAAAATTATTAAAATCTTTTTCTGACTTGTCACTGATAAGAAGTTTATATTTAGGTCCTAATGTATAATAAGAAAAGCTTCCACCTTCCAACTTATGATAATGTTCAAGGACACCTGCATCTTCTAACTTCTTTAATCTTCTTCTAAGAGCAATGTTTGTTGTTATGCCTAAGATTGGTATATCCTCTTTCAAATGTTCATATTTAAGCCAATAAAAAGGCTTGTTATCAATTATTATTGTTGTCATACTTTCTGTGTCTCTAAAATCTACAAAGTATCTTAAAAGCATTGCATCTTTTAAATCTAACCCAATTTCTATTAACTTTTTTTGGTTAAATCCACTTATAGTATTTTTCATGTTTTCCCCTCCTTGTTAGCCAGGAGCTACTGCTCCTAGCCTTTTATTACATCATTTATATATTTTTCAAAAATTATGTGTCTTATAAAATCAGATTTATTTGTCTTTTGCCATTCACAAACCTTATCTAACAATTGTTTCTGGCTTGGTGTTACTCTTACTTGAACCACTTCACTTAATGCCTCTCCTGATGCAAGTTCCTCTTTAGTTTTTGGTACAAAAATAAATCTAAAAATTTCTTTAAACATAACAAGCACTCCCCTACTCCAAAAATTTTCAAAAGCTATCTGCTATTTATAAAGTATGTAATACAAAACCTCTCTTGTAATACATACCTATACCCTACTGTTTTAAAAATATTTACTCCACTCAGAGTCCACTTTTAGGGACTGTTGGGGACTTTTTGCCACTTCCATTCCACTTTTAGGGACTTTTTTAGTTTTTTCTTTGCCACCTTTAGTCCCTTTTTGGGGACTACTTTCCACCTCCAGTCCACTTTTAGGGATTGGAAGGGAATTAAATGCAATTTTATAAAGCATATTTTTTATAAATTGTGATGGGGTTATATATTCACCTTTAAGCATCTCAATAATAAGCTTATCTTTTTCATTGTCTGGATTTAATTTAATTCTTATCTCCATTGCTCCATACCTGCTTTACAATTTCATATGCTCCTAAAACATTGCTATAAATACAATTATCCATTATATCAACACCAGGAATTGTTTTTATAATATCTTTTAAAACTAAACTTCCACCACCAGTAAATGTAACATGACTATTTTTTAAATTAACTTTTGTTTTTATTTTATTTAATACCTGCTTAAGAAAATTCTTATATATTATTTCATCTGCTTTTATAGTTCCTCTTTGAAGCTGCATTTCTATATCCTCAACTTCATAATCTCCACCATCTGCATTTGCTCTATTCATTATCTCCTCATAAAGATTAACTATTCCTATTTTCTCTGTAGCATTTTTTTCAATGTGAACTGTTCTTGTTACTGGTTCATTTCTAAACAATGTAACTTGTGTAGTTCTACTGCCAATATCAATTATCAAATCACTTTCTGTCATTATTGGAAGCATATTTACACTTACTGCACATTCAGGAAGCACACAAACTTTATTTATATATATACTTCTATCTATGCCATTACATTTAAACTCATAGCAAGTTTCCTTAAAAGCTTCTATTAGTTTATCTTTAAGTGGCAACTGATTTATAGGCAACAATAAAGCTAACTCTATATCAGAGTATGTTGAAGCTTGTGCTAATGCATATAATATTTGATGTGTAAGACATTCTTTATTAACTTTTGTATACTCTTGATTTAATTCCCCAGTTCCTATAAAAGTTAACTGTTCATTAAATTCTATTCTTTCAAATGCTGTAGGGTTTGGTTCAAAATTAGTTCTACATCTTGAACTAAAGGAAAAAGTCCCTCTTTCTGCACTAAAAACTTTGAAGTTATAATTTCCACAATCTATTACTACTTTCATTAATTTTTCCTCCATCATTTATATTTTTATGCTATAATGGAGTTACGGAGTGCCAGTCCGTAACTCATAAGACTTTGGAACCTTGCAAAAGGTTCTTTTCTTTTAATACCATTGATTTCCTTGGTCTATAATATGAAGCCAAACTTTACTACCATGCTCTTTAAATTCAAATCTAAGATACTCACTGTTAGATTTTCTTTTTATTTTTAATCCCTTATATTGGTTTCCGAATTGATGAATAACCTTTTTCTTTCCATCTTGGTATATAGCTTTTATCACTATCTTAGAAAATAGTTCACATTCTGCATCATCTGGATCATCTGAAATAAAATCTGTTTCTTCAACATAATTAATTTGTACTGGTTTAAATGCTTTCTTTGTTCTCATCCCAAGCTGATTAAAATAATTTAATATAAAGTTATTAAATATCTTTTTATTTTCCTCTGTAAGATTGTTATAGCCCTTAATTTCTTTTACCTTTATGCCATACCTTTCTTCTAGTTCTTCCAAACTTTTAAGTCTAGAGCTTTTAATTCCTAAAGCTTCATAGATTTTTTCTATTTGAACTTTTTCCATGCTCCATTCCCTCCTTAATATTAGTCTTCTGTCATTCTCTCAATAATATATAATTCAGAATCAAGTATTTGATTGATTTTATCTTTTATTTCTTCACTGTTTTCTGCAACTTCAGAAGCATAATCATTAAAGTAGTCCCTAGCTTCATATATTGAGTTTATTATTATGTCCTTTTCTTCTGGTGATGCATTTGAGATTAATACTTTTTCTCTAATTTCTTCTAGTAAATCTAACATATTTTGCTTATATTTCATTTTTACCCATCCTCCTTAAAATTTCTTCTTCTGCTGCAAAGAATTTATCTAGTTTAACATCATTAAGCCCATCATCATTAAAAGCACATGCTAAAACAAAATATTTTTCTAATAATTCTTTGTCTGAAAGTTTTTCTAAGTTAATACTATTTTTCATTTTTATCTCCTTTCTAAAAGAAAAACTTTGGTCTTGCCAATTCCTCTTCAAGTAGCTTCTTTTTATATTGTTCAAGCTCTCTTTTTTCTGCTTCTTCTAAAAGTTGCCTTAATGTTTTGCCATAAATGGTATATTCTCTTATTTCAGGATACTTTGGATTATTAACCTTTGACCCACATTTCATTTTTGGATATAATTTTGACTTATTTATGAGTCTATAAGCTGTACTATAAGAAAAGTCAAAATTTTTAAGTAACTCTCTTAAGAGCTCACTTCTTGAAAAATTCTTGTAATTTTCAGCAATAAATTTTTCTGCTTCTATTGTTCTTTTCCATTTTGCCATTATCTTTCACTTCCTTTCATTTCTTAAAACTATAATGTAATTATTAAATACTTCTACTTTGAATTTTTCATATTCTTTTGTTATCCTAATTTTTTCTTTGAAATTTTTAAAAGGAATAACCTCTGCAACTAATATTCCCTTAGTCATTTTATTAATTATTAGCTTTTTGATTAATTGTTGGTGGTAATACAAAACATGAAATATCAATTGATGTTTCTTCATAAGCCTTTATAAATTCTTCTATGGTGTAAATTCCTCTGCTGTTTAAATATGCCCATTGTTCCTCTGTCATAACTACCATCTCCTATTCTTTATTTCTAGCTTCAAGCATTATATTAAACTCTGCTGCTCTTTGCCCTACTTTAGAAAAGAATGAAGAAATCTCTTCAATATCCTTCTCATCAGCATTTAATATTCCTCCAGCATTAGCTACCTTCTCCATAACCTGCTTAACTTTTTCTGCTTCAGATAAAATTGAATTTGTATAAAAAGCAAATCTGAAAAAATTACTAATGTTAACCTGCTCTATTGGATTTTTTGATGTTCTTTTACCTATAGGACAATCATAACAGCAATAATAATTAAGTAATTCTGGTGCATTATATACATCTGCCATAACAATTACTTTATCTACCGGAACTGTCTTGCATAAATTTAATTCATAGTCCATTAAGCTATCCTTACTTATTCCAAGCTCATTAGCTGCACTTTCCCTATTGGCCAATCTATTATTGTATTTAGCTGCTTCTAATCTTGCAATACAATATGGATTATTAACTGCTTTAGCTGACAATCTTGCCATTTCATCACCTCCTAAAATTGGAGCTAATTTATTCTGTTCTCTAATTTTATTTGCTTTATTTTTCATAATAAAATAAGTTCCTTCTTTCACCTCTTTCTTTATTATTAGGTTGCTACCCTTAACTAAGCTATAAATTGTAATACATCTTCTTAGGACCACCGAAGTATGATTTTGTAGTGGAACTCCTCTTATATAGCTTTTTAGTGTATTTTGTTTCTGTTTTTTAAATTTTAAAAACCTTTTATAATTAATGTATAGGTTTAACCACAC